AATAGCGATTTGGTTTTCTTCCAACCACTGACCTACGGCGTAGTTCACTGTACCATTAACATCTTCTGTAAGATCTTTGATACCTACAGCGATTTTTTCTTCTGTTTCTTTGGCGAAGTGTTCTACAATATTGTCGTACTCTTCTGACATTTTTGCTTTGATAGCAGCTTCAAAGATAGTCTTTGCTTTATCGGCAAACTCTTCAGAGAGTTCGGTTCCTTCTAGGAGGGCTTTAACATCATCAGATACATCTACGGATTCAAATGATGGTTTGATTGGATACTGTACATTTGGACCTTTAGAAGTTCCGTATGCAATTTCAGCACCTAATGTGTTAGCACCAGCTTCATCGCCAGGCTTACCTGAAGTTGAAGTAGCACTACCGTCTTGTGAGACAGGAGCTGCTGCCTTAGCACCAGGATTGTCTTCGCCTTCTTCCTTATTAGAGTGGAGAGGTGCTGACTGGGATCCACCCAAATCAGTTACTGATTGTCCATTTGCTACAGAAGGTGGAACGGTTGGAGAAGAACCTGATGGTTCATCTTTTCCGCTTGAACCTTGTTGAGGGTCACCCGAAACAGCCGAAGGATCGGATCCAGTAGCAGGAATTACAGTTGCTGTAACTGTTGGCATAGGATCTTGATACTCTTTAAGAATATCTTTCTGCTCAGTAGCAAATTCCCCGAACTTTTCGTTTAATACATCTGACATTGTAAGTCTTCCCGTAAATTTACTGTGTTAATCTATAGTTTATTTATTAAATCATAAACCTGTAAGGAAGTCATTGAATACTCTCAATGTTCTTTCCTCTAAGTTTCTGCGTGTAGCAGAATCCATGTAACGCTTGTATTTAGCAACTTCAGTTTCCTTAAGTATGCCGTTATCCCAAGCCCACTCTTTACCTTCCATGATACCATTAACAAAAGCATCAGGTGCGGAAGGGTCAGCAACTATGTCTGCTGCTGTTGCCAGCATGAAGTCATCCATGACAACACCCATATCTTCTCGCCTATCAATAGAACCCATACCTCTTGATGAAACACCAAGTTTTACACCATCTTCTAAAAGAGACTTAGCAATGTTACCCATTGGGGTATTCATTATCTGTGCCTTTCCGATGAAGTTGTTTCCTTCAGCTCTAAGAGAGGTAATCCTGTGGGAAACACGGTCAAGGTTAACAGTAGGACCATCAGGATGACCCAACTCCCCAAGAGCACGTGATGTTTTAACATACTCTTCGTTGTATCGGTTAACTTCTTTTTCAAGAACATTGAATGGATACATACGTCCATTACGATTCTTGATTTCTGATTGAAGGAATACCCCTTCAATATAGAGTTTCTTGTCAGCACCTGTACCTTCGGTAATGACCTCTACATTTTCAATCGTTTCCGTTATCAGTTTCATTAGATGGTTCCTCTGGTTTATCTGCTACTGGTTCGTCAAAAAATGTATTTGCTACAGTTTGTTTGTACTGTCCTATAGCTTCACTTGATTTCGCATATAGTAAATCTTGAATAGCGTCAATTGCTTTTGCACGATTGTTATCTGCAATAGAGTTAACAACGTCCATCACTTCAGACTCAGGATTGACTTGATCAGTAGTATTATTTTCAGTCATAATAAATTATTTAGTATTACTTGTAGGTTTAGGTTGAGATTTCATTATTTGTAGTTGTCTTTCATGAGCATCATCCGCAGCATCTTTAGCAATTTCTGCACTATCCATTGCTTGTTGACCTTGAATCTCTGGAGCAAACGCTGTGTTCTGACGATCCATCATATCCATCTGAGTGACATCAATAGGATCAAGTGCAAGACCTTTTTCAATCTCCTTCTGCATTTGCTTATCAATCTCTCTATACTCACTTTCAGATTGCTCAAGAATTTCCTTGCGGATATATTCAATAGAGAAGTACTTACCAACAAACGCATCCATTTGAGTTGCTAGATTGATGCGTTGTAACATCAACTCCTTTTCTTTTAACTCATTGAAATGATTATCAAAGAGGAAGTCATATTGAATATGCTCCTTCATGTCATCCCAATCTTCAGGAGAGATTACTCCCTTAAGAATAAGTTGCGTCTTGAGAATGTCGTGGAATAACTCTCCAAATCTTTTACGCATTCTTCCAATGAACTTAGTAAACTTAAGTTCGTCACGTAATACTTCTGTTGTCTTTCCAAGGTTAAATCCTTTGTTATCATCGGTAAGACGGGACGGTGGAAGATTAAGAGAATTATAAAGCTTCTTCTTAAAGTACTCAACATCCTTGAGTTCTCCTAGGTTCTGTCCACCAGGCAAGGTGGTGATCTCAGTTCCACGACCACCCTCTCTACGAGGTAACCAAAAATCCTCAAGCATACTCATGTGCTTTTTGTCATCACGAATCTCACCAGTGCTTGCATCGTAAACTAACTTGTTACGATAACGTGCCATTACATCACGCAAGTATTGTTCTGCTTTGATCTTAGGTAAGTTACCTACATCAATGTAAAATATTCTACGTTCAGGAGCACGTGATAATCTGTAGATAACAATAGCATCCTCAATCATTCTAAGTTGATTGAGTGACTTGATTGCCTTGTGCATAAAGCTCAAGTGCATTCTCTTGTTTAAATCTTGTAGTCCAGAAGAACAGAAAGCAACTGAATCAACTGCCATCTTAATACCTTGGGAGTTTGACATGTCTCCCACTGGTCCCATCGCACCACCCCTTAAATATCCTCTTGGGTTGTACAAATAATAATCAATATAATTTCCCCACTCATGTTCTAGAGCAGTTCCTTGAACTGACTTTGCTAAGGAAGCATCTGGTGGACCACCAAGTTTTCCTAATTTTTGTCTGACCTTACGCATCTTGAGTGCATCAACATATCTCAACTCAAGAATACCGTCTTTCGGTCTATCTAAATCTACTACCTTATGGTAAAATATACGTCCGTCAATATACCATCCACGAATAATTTCATGAGCACGATTATCAAAATTCATCAAACGTTTGATATACTCAAATTCATCACGAACTTTTTTCTTAACTCCAGCACCTATATCTAAATTTTCTAGATTGATGTCCACACAGGAGTCGTTATTATCACTAACAACAAACTCATTCACGATCTCATCTACAGCAGAATCCACCTCAGGATGAAGAGCCATATCCCTGTATCTACGGATTAGCTCATACTCATTCCTTGCGGTGGCATCTGTGTCTACATATGTCCCAAAGTAACCGCCAGCTGCAATAGAAGCTGGTTCATCAGCGAGAGGAGGTACTGGTGATTGACCTTTCTTCTCAGCTTTGCGGTTGATTTGGAAACCGAATAGTTGACCCATTATAATATCTTAGAGTGTTTCCTACTCTTATTTAGGCGATGGCGATTCCGCTTCTACCAGGAGTTGCTTCATCTCCAACAGTCCAATATGAATACTGGAACTCAACTGAGAATTCTTCAATCTGATCATTACTGTCATAAGCAAGATCAATAGCAGAAGTACTTACAGGGAATGCATACCATAACTTGTATGCTCTCAACTCTGCACCTTCATCGCTACTATCTTTTTCTAATTGCTTAACTAAAACTGTGCGTCCGTACTCAGTTGGGTTAATAACATTAGCAGTGTTTGCTTGATGTGTATTAATATCATTCAACCATGATTCAAAGTAAGAACGAGTTTTCATGTCCTTATCATTGATGAATGTAGCAGACCAGTTATCAAATGTTCTGTCTCCAGCAATCTTAACTGTTCTTCCTCTAAAGGGAACTTCAATTACACCTACATTAGATGCAGGAAGTGTAGCTGATTTGCACATAAAGGAAACAAGTTCCTTGTCTGCACCATCAACCGTACTAGGGAAATTGATATCCACCTTGTACATATTAGGGCGTACACCCTGACTTACCTTAGTAAGAAATGTTGAAACGTTGCTTGTAATAGCCATTAGTTTAAATGTCCTCTTCGTTTATTTATTAGTGAATTAGCGTCCAACGACTTCGCTGAACGAAACACCAGTACGTGTTGCAGTAAATGTTACTGTTACGTAGTTGATAGATCTAGCAGGTTTGATGAAGAGTTCCGCAACAAATTCGTTACGGTCAATAACATCTGCTGTGTTGTTGGATGAATCACAGACAACTAAGAAGTCAGTGATACCTTGCTGTGCAACGATATCATTTAGATATCCATTGATAGTTGCAAGGAATCCAGAACGAGTAGTCTCATCGTTAATCTCAAAGAGTACTCCTTTACCAAGAGCTTCAACTCTCTTCTCAACATTAAGAAAGAGTCTACGAACGTTGATTCTATCAAATGCGGATGGAGAAGCAAGAGCAGTCTTGTCACCGAATAGTACAGCACCTGATCCAGGGAATGTAACTATTGGGTTAACTCTGTTCTGATAAAGTTCGTCTCTATCTGCTTTGTTTGGGTTGTATGCAAGTTTAACAACGTTGCGAACACCACCACGTGCCATACCAGCAGGTGAAATCCAATCAGCATTGGTTGTTGAAGTGTTAACACAAAGTCCAGCAACGTCACCGTTACATGGAACATAACGATACTTGTCATTAAAGCGGTCATACATGTACTTGTAACCACTATCAAGAACAGCAAACGATGTTGATGTTATAGCGTTAAAGAAGTTAAGTGTATTTGTCCTTTGATCTGAAACTGATAGTGCTTCATTATTTGATGCACCAATTTGATTACCTTTATAAGGAGAAACAAAAGCAATACAATCTTTACGTGCAGCAGCAATTGCTACAACCTTGTTTGCTTTAGATAGTGTATCTGTTTCAGTACCATATGATCCACCCATAAGAACAAAGTCAACCTCTGTCTCTTCTGTGTCTAGGAATAAATCATAAGCAGCGTTTACTTGACCAGCTGTGTATGTGTAATTGTCAACACCACCTGAAAGGTCAATGTTGATATTAGCAGCAAGAGTAAATAATTTACCACCAGCATTCCAAGAAGCATCTGTTGATGCAAGACCAAATTCCTTACCAGTTACTCCACTAGCAGGATCTGTTGTTCCTGTAATTGCTCCACCGTGATAAACATAACCTGACTGCTCGTTAAGAACATCCTTGTAGTAGATAGATCCACCTTCTGTACTCTTACCATCACTCAACTTAGAGAGATATGTAAATCTTTCTATGATTGTGTTAGCAGCACCAGAAACATCTCCTGATGTATCAATAACTGCAATATGGATTTCATCATAAGAGATGCCACGTGAAGAAGCATACTCAGAAGTACCAGGACGAGGACCAACAGCAGCAAGTTTTAATCCAGTTGTACCAATGGTTGTATTTGTATACCAGTCTTTAACTGAATCAACAGCAATGTTATCATTTGATACTGTGTTAATTGTAACTGGAATGTCATTAGCAGGAGAAGCACCACCAACATCTGTACCAGCAGCAGTTACTATATTACCAGCAGTATAACCTGTACCACCATTAACGATTGTGTTACCAGTAACAACACCGTTTACATCAATAACAATTTGAAGTCTTAGTCCACTTCCATCTCCACCTGTAACATCTACTGTATGAGTTCCTTGTTGAGCACCTGTTGCAGCATAAGCACCAGTTGTAATTCCTGTTGCAACACCGTCACCTGGCTCATCAAATGTATCTGTAGCAAGGATTAAACCAGAAGTTGCATCTCCAGCAACAGTACTTGGTTTGTCTAAAATAACTCCTAATTGTTTTGTTGCTGAATCCCAAGAATAAATTCTACCTGCTTTTCCAGCAATAGTAGTAAATGAAGTACCAGCAGCAGTGGTAGCAGGAGCAGATGCTAATGTTAATAGTTGATCTGCACCACGGTCTACGACAACAACCTTAAGTGAGTTACCCCATGTACCAGCAGTGTTTGCAGAGAAAGGAATAGTTCCTCCAACTCCAGCAGACCAATCAGAATCGTTCTTAATAAGAACTCCAGCACCGTCTGAAGTAGCGTTTTTAGTACCAGTAGTATTCGCACGAACTACAGCGAGTCTACCACCGTATCCAAGGAATTCATTTGCTACCAACCAATCTTCAGCATTTAAATCTTTTGGTGAACCAAACGTATCCAGTAAAGCTTTACCGCTACTGATATTGACGATTTCTCCTATTGGTCCTTTTTGGAAAGATGAAGCAAACGCAGCAGTTAAAGCTGAATCTCCTACTATAACTGTGTTTGTTAGGTCACGTTCCCTAAGAACTACACCAGGCGAGACTTGACTAGCCATGTTTTACTCCTCGTAGATGTTTCAAATTATCTACATCTATTTAGAATTTCCAGTAAGTCTAACACCTAACTCTTCTAGGGGGTATTCACATCCCCCTAGAAGTTCCACATGTATGCAGCAGTCTCTTGTGTATCTCCATAAGCCCAAAGATCTCCATTCTCATCCAAGAATGTATCTTCACCTAATCCATCATCCACAAAACCAAATGGAGCCATGTCCTGTTCTATCTGATCTCTCTGCTCTTCATAAATTCTTCTTCTGACATCTTGGTCTGTCATCTCCTTGAAGTACTCTTGCATTACTAACCAAGAGAATAGCACCAAGCACATCACAAGGTCATCATGGTATCCATCATCTGCTTCCCAACATTGTTTTCGCTGAATGAATGTTGTAAGCTCTCTTAATATATCAAAATCTTTAAAGGTTAATTTATCCTCTTCTATGATTGCTTTCAAGTTTGCACAACCTTGTTTCTTAACTGTGATGCTCATCTTCACACCCAGTTGAGTCTTGTTTCCAGAGAACCCTTGACCTACTACTTGACCTGCTCTACCACGCATTGCACACATTAATACGTTAGGATATTCTAGATCATAATTTAATGTAGCACCTATACTATCACCAATATCATTTACCTCAACCAAGATATATGGGAACCGATACTCTTTAGCTACGGAATGAATTACCGATGGAAAAAGCACAGGTTTGATTTCATTATTTCTGTACTTGGCAACAATTTGATACGGTAACGTGGTGATATCAAACACGACAAAAGCACTGTAGTCACCACCAATTCCTCTGGCAACGTCCACAGTGATAATATATTCGTGACCTTCTTCGCTTCTTTTATATACGTCAAGTCCAGCATTGCTTGTAATAGGATCTTCAAATGGAATAGCTTGTAGTTTAGATGGAGAGATAAGAGTATCAGCAGATCCAAGGAAGTCGCATTCAAACTCCTGTGCAAACTGTCTCTTAGATGTGTTCTTTAATGTCTCTTCTTTCCACTTGGCATCTCTGCCTGGTACTTGAGACCAGTGTACTTCATTGGTAGTGTAATCATTCTTGCCATTCCTAGCATCTTCCCACATCTTATAGAAGTGGTTCATACCATTAGGAGTAGATATGATTATAACTTTAGTTGATTTACCAGAAGTAATAGTAGGATACACAGAAGCAAAGAACTGTTCTGCTACGTGGTTAGGAACGAACGCAAACTCATCAAGGAATAGAATGTTGAATGACATACCACGAACAGCACTAGCAGACGTAGAAGCAGCAAGGATCTTTGATCCGTTCTCAAGTTCAACATTACCTTTGTTCCATACTAAGATACCATGCTGCATCCACTTAGGTAAGTTCTCATATGCTAGTTGAAGTCTACCTAAGAGCTCTCTAGCAGTAGATGCTTTGTTAGCAAGTATTCCAATGTTAACACTATCATTAAAGATAGCATAGTGAAGTAGGTATGCAACCACAGTGGTTGACTTACCAGTCTGACGAGGAAGCTTTGCAATGTTAAACCTATGATTGTGGAAGTCCATTAAGATTTCCTTTTGGAAATCATACATCTTAAATGGCACAAGACCTTCATCCAAGTTAATGATTTGCATATAATTACATGCAAAATATAATGGATCTTGTTTACACTTGATCCATTCATTAATTTGTTTCTTTGTAAATTGTATCTCAGTACCTGCCTTCTTCAGGTTGGGGTTACCAAGATATACTTCAGTTTTTGCTACCATTACAGAGTACCGTGTGATCTACGTACTGCACGTAGGTCTTCAAAATTCTTTTGTTTAGTACCACCATCATATGCCCAAGCATATCCTTCGGTAATCATCTGTTGATTTAATGAAAACTCATCATCACCAACATAGAGCCAACCAAGAAGCCTACCATACTTCCCAACGCCACCCTTAAGTTCAGTTCTAATAGTGAGTTCATCGTCTCCTTTGATTGCTCCTTCTAGTTTTTCCTTCATCCATGCAGTAGCATCAAGACCTAATGCCTTCTCTTCCTTATCTCTTGTTCTTTTCTCTGGTGTATCAACTCCTGCAATTCTAACTCTTTCTTTCTTGAGTAAATCAAACCCAAGATCAATGGTGACATCAATAGTATCCCCGTCAACAACACGGTTAATCTTCGTCACTCTGAAGTTGTAGCAGCTCTTCCTGCTTGGCGGTATCATTGCTCCCATCTGTGTAATCCATCAGTACATTATTTAGCATCTGTTCAACAGGTTCTCTATTCATCTCTGATTGGTGATTGCGTATCTGTTGAATCATCTGATTTATGTTCAGAG